TATCACTCCATCAGTAATAAGCACCCAACCTGAATCGGCGTTTAATGTACCCTGTTCAACAAATGTGAACATTCCTGAAGTGATTTCAGCAGACGAATCTGCGTCACCAGCACGAACTGGCGCTCCAGTCGGTTGGACTTCGTAAATACCGTTTTCTGATGCAGTGTTTTGGTCTTTAACCAAAACACGGTCACCTGAAACCAATGTATAGCCATCAATTACTTCACCTACAACGATGCCAGTTGAAAGAACAACTGGTTCTGTTGTTGCAACTTTTACAGACGCTTTAACATCTAGACCTGTCCGAGCCGAATCAACATATGATTTGTTAGCCGCATCTAAACCATTTTCTGGTGTTGAAACCTGAATACGACCATCTGCGTCTCGTATTGCGAGAGTATTCGCTGTATTGCTAGAAGTAGCGTTATCAAGTTTGGTTTTATCGGCTCCAGTCATCAGACCAGAATCACCAGCGGCTACTACATCATCAATGCTTAAACTTATTTCACCATTTGTCTCAGATACATTGAGGGCGTTAGTGGTGCTTTCGATGGATGTTAAGGCTTTACGCCATTCATTGGCGGTGGCATCCCAGACCTTGATAACACCCTCTGTGGTGTTGAATATGAGACGCCCATCAAAGTTGCCAGTATTGGGGTCGGAGGCAAGCGACTCAAAACGACCATTAAGTATCTGATTTTGATTTAGGTCAAGATTTGTGACAAATTTTGTCGCCATTGAACTTCCTTATGTGAGATACGCAAATCCAGAGAACGGTGCCGTAAAATTAATTGTTACCTGAGCATCACTATCATACACCACTTCGCCAATTACCTGTGTAGATGCCGAATCAACAACGGTTACAGATGGCTTACCGTGTAGGTCATGCGAGATAACCCAAGTGGCTGAAGGTGACGCTTGTGTATGAACATGTCGCTCATTGTCGTGAGTTGCCTCAATCAGGGCAGTAAAAAACGGAGTATCTGGCCACCCTTCCGCGGTTTTTGGACCATAAAAATCACCAGTGGCAACATCAATATAGATATCACCGATACTTCCATAATCCGATGGAATAAAAACTGGCATTATATTTCAACCTCAATTTCCCAAGGCACACCAGAACCATAAACAACGCCGGCACCAATATTTGAAGTCACTCCCGGAACAGTAATAATTATCGTGTTGGGTTGTTCTTCGCTGATTGTGACAATGTTTCGTTGGTCTTCAATGACTGCGTTAAAATTGCCGTCAGGGAGAGTTACCCCAACCTGTATTGGGTAGGGAGATGTCATCTAGTTACCTCTTTTTCAAGACGGAACTCTCCTCTTAAAACCTTTTGAACTTCGCCGGTGGCTGTTTTTACAAGTTCAAGGTCGTAATACCCACCTCTTGCCATAGCCGAAGTTTCTGAAGCGGTAAGTTTCAACTCAATAGCGCCAAGACCCGCATAAATAACTATGCGCCCATTCGCCGTGCTTAGTTCAAGAATGGTTGCCGAAGCGTCAATTTCTCGTCGAATCTGCATTCTGGCTGTATAACCAGTCAAAGGGTAGACGGTACCGTCAGTATCTTTGATTTCTATGACTCTTTGAAAGGTTGACCCTTGGTCACAAATTATGTTGTATCTTCCAGCGAGCATCGCAACTCCAACTTTTAAACGACATTTTTATGTCGTCTACAAGTATAAGGTAGCAGAGTAACGCTACTAGGAACTACTTGCTTTTTTTCTGTTCGCTTTGAGCCTTAACGACTTCTTGCACAACACGGAAAATAGCCGTTGTGCCTTTGTCGCCAATTTTTGTGGAAACCCAAGCCATGGCTGTCAAAGCAAAAGGCATCACTACCGCAATCTGCTCAGCGCTCATACCCATTTTGTTCCCAAAATAGCCAACCGCACCCAACACCGCACCTTTGACCGCTTGGTCACCCATGTTCGCTTTAAGTTCTGGTTTCATTATTCACCCTCCTCATCTAACGGGAATTGATATTCCCCCGAATTAAGCATTGACATTGCACTGTTTAACATCCCAAAAGCCAACCATGGCGTGGCACCGTCGGAAACAATAAGCGAAAGGTCTTGCGACTCTTCGTCTGCCACCTCTGCGACGATAATAAAATTAGTAACCAATTTTGTTGGTAAAGAGAGACGCATAAGTTTCTGCAACTCTTCCATAACCAAATCATTGACTGGTTTTTCGTTTTCCATGCCACTCCTGTCGGAAGGGTTGTACTAATTTTACCTAAAATCTGTTAACAGAAATGCAAGTAAAGGTTTTCTATACAAACTCGTGAGTTACAAGCAAACCCAAAGGACGAGCGGGTTCTAGAACAGCGAGCACAAAAGGTGATGAATCTCCAACTAAAAACAAATCGCCTTTAAATGTTTCAGTTATGTTGGTGTAAAACTTTATTTCATTTCCCGTAGGAGAAATATCGTATGTAACAGTTTTTGAACCAGTTAATAAAAGTTGTATTGACGAGATAAGAGCAGAAATAGTTCCTGCGTTATGACCGTAGTAACCTGTTTCTACTTGCCATCTAAAATATTCTATAACACCACCAGAAATACCAATTAGTGAAGCACTTGATGTAGCCAAAACACCCACGCCATCTAATTCTGATTCGTCAAGCACAAATGGTTGCCACTCTTCTCCTTCGGTCGAAGGCTCATATGTGACAATAAGATTTCTCCCCCTGAACTGCGCAAGCCACCTTAAGGTATTTAAATCTGCGACATCTGGACTAATCAAAGTACTTAATGACAAAAGTTCTGTACTGTCAAAACCCTCTTCAATCAAAAGATGAGTTATTGAGTCGTGTGTCTCAAAAATTTCACCAGCAGAATTAGTCAGAACATCAAGAAGACGCATAAGTGGAAATGTTGGTTTATTGTTTAAAAAATTTGCAAAATCTTGATTTAGAAAAGTACTTGGGATTACCCGCACGCAAGCGTTCAAAAAATTGTTATCCAACCAAGCATGGGTGCGAATTAAAGTTGGTCTTGAAATATTCGCGTAACCGATATTTGAACTGTTTGAGTACTCTACTTTTACTTCCATTGCAACGGAATATCGTTTTTCGTCATCAGGAATTTGTACAGGAACAGCCCTAACAATTTGGAATTCTGAGTCATCCAAATGTCCTGTTTCAATAACCCGTGACCCAAATTGCCCAACAACTACAGACGGAGAAGAAGTTACATATCTAAAAGAATTTGTCGGCACATGTAAAGCAACCTCGTAAAGAGTGGTTCTTACTGAAACCACCGCATTTTTAGATACTTTAACTGAGCAATATGCTTCAATGTAGTCGCTGTTTTCTACGAATGTTGTTAAAGAATATTGTGATGGCTGTACTTTTGAAATGTCGTAAGCATTATAAAAAACTGATTCACTTACCCCTCCAGTTAGTTTTAGTGAACCAAATTTTGCATCCTGATATGTGATTGCATCTGCTTGCAATGTTCCAGTCGTAGTCCAAATTTCTTCACTGATAAGTGTTGAAACATAGCCCGTTTCGGAAAATAGTCTTTCTGATTCATCAATATAATTGGTTGTCGAAGCCATATTAGACCGCGACTGTAGTGCAGGAACCTATAGGAATGGCGCCCTTTTTAACAAGGTCAATATTTACGCCAGACATTGATGCTAGCGGAGTTGAGGGCAAAGTTAAAGTGATACTGTCTACGAATTTTACGCCATTTACTTTGCTGGCTATAGTTGTCAAATATTTGACATCAATTGATTCCGCAAAATCCCATCCAGCAATTGACAAATATGACTCTATTGCTTCAGAAACAGCAAGAGAAACAGTGGCAGTTGAATAATTTGGCTCGACAGAAACACCGGCATTAATTGTCACAGCAAAATTTGTCATATTAACTAAATTCAAGTTCAAACCAGCAACTAGACGGTTTTCAAGTTCTTGCTCAATAATTGTTTTTGTTTCGGTTGTTAGTGGGTCACCATTTGACGCACATAATGCAACAGTCACATATCCGGGAGTAGGACTAGCACTAAAGTTCAGGTTTGTTGAGTCAGTCAAATCATAAACCTTAAACCTTGCTACTGTAGGAAAATTAACAGATATAAAATTTGTCATTTGAGACGATGTAGTTATCGAAGTTGACAATGATGCAAGAAATTTTACAGCCCTAGAAAAATATTCAGAATCTGTTTCCGCATCAACACCCGAAGAAGCAATACCTGTCAAAGTGACTTCAAAAACATATGGTGTACTTGAAACAAGTGTTAAAGGACTAGGTAGAGGAATGTCTGGATACTGTCCAGCGTTAACACCAGAAACAGATACCGTTCCCGTGGTGAAACCTGAAGAAATAATTAGGTCTTCATCTGTTTCAAACAAATATTGGGTTAACCCCAATACCGAATCATAAACATCAAAAGAAACAACTGTGCCCTGCAAAATTGTGACACCCGTATTGACAGTCACTTCAAATTGTGCTGTTGCTGACGCAGGAACGGATTGTTTGCGAGCGAAACCCATCAAATTCAACAACCCCTCCATCAAGCCGTCTGGAAGGCGATTAATCGAACTAGTTAGCGTAGATGTTTGGTAGGCAGTCGCTTCAAGAAGAGCGTTTTCAATTGTGCCAGCACGAGGTTGAAATTCGGGGAACGCTGTTTGCGCATACTGCACCGACTCGTCGTAAATATCTGACGCATCATTGTCGTAGATGGTCAAATCAATATATGGTGTGAAATCAGCGTTAGCCATCAGGTTTCCTTAATTGTAAAATTGACCATAGTGTCAATTGAGCCCGTATTATCTAGTTTAGACGAAACATCAATAATCAAAATTTCAGGGATATAACGGCACGCATTACGAATGGCATCTATAGGTTTTTGGTAATCAAATGCGGGGTCTAAAACACCAAAAGAGGTATTGATTGGCAACTCTCTTGGTTCAATACGCAATGTATTAGCCAAAAGGGTGCTGTAATACTCAACACTGCCTTCTGTGATGGTCTCTATTCTGCTGTCAACGCTAAAGTTGATTGGCAATCGTAAAGTGTTCATAATTTTCCTATCACTACCCCTTCGTCAAGAGATGAATTAAACAATAAAACAACCACACGGTCACCAACAGCGGGGAGCACCAAGTTGCCATACTGTCCAGAAATATTTGTGGTTGTATTAGATAAATTTGCACTTGTAACAACGGTTGTCCCTGACACGACTGCGGTTGTTGTCGTCACCGTCTGTTTAACAGGTGTCGTAACTAAGTTATTGAAACCCTGCATACATTTGAACGGTCCAAGTTCCGAAACCTCGTTAACTGATGGGACTCGAACAAAAACAGTATTAGTCGCCGAATTTGAAGCAGTAACAACACCAACATGGATTGAACTAAAAGTTGAATATGAAGTTTGGGTTGATTCTGGTCTTTGAAAATTTTGGAATGAGTCAGAGATGTTGACTACCATTTCAGCCTCCCGTCCCAGATATTACTACTTCTTCAGATATTTTCCCTTTGACTTTATCTTTATCCGCTGGCGCCAATTTACTGACTGTAGCAAACTTTATTTCAACAGGTTCGGGGAGTCCATACATGTATTCAATAGATGTGATGATGTATGCCTGTTCAAAACCGTGGATGCCATAAACAAAAACAGTCATACCGGCTCGCATATCAAAAACTGTTCCTTGAGCATCCCCATACCCTTCGCCTCCCCACAGTGATGCGCTACCTTCTGATTCTTTCGGGGAGTCTTCGGAACGCCTCATGTTGGGAAGAGAAAGAAGAAAAAATCTGTAACTAATGTCGGAAGGGTAAATCAAAGGAATGTAATTCAAGGTTCTTAGTTCTGTTTTCCCGTCTCTGGTCTCAAATGTCGCGCCTTGAACTTGGTCAATTCCCCACCGACCTAAAAGATAGTAAGGGGACACAAAAAACAATTTACCGTTAGCCACAAAACATAAAAATTGGATATCTTGAGCCGCTCTTTGCAAAACATCCCAAACAGATTCACGGTTATTGGTTGATTTGACTTTGATAGCCGCCTGTTTAACACCAGAAACTCTCTGTATTACAGGTTCAAGACCAAATTGTGCTGCAACTTTTTGAGCAAAATCAAATCCCGTGGAAGATTTAAATGCCTGAGGTTTTCTGTCCTCTTTCATTTTCTGAACTGCTTCTTCTCGAAGTTCGAGAGTCACAACATAATGAAACCCTTCTCCTTGTTGAATTTCGGTAGATGCCAAACGAAATCTTGCATTTTTAAAAATAAAAGTTGTTCCAATTTGAAAATAGTTAGCGTTCCACATTCTAAAATTTTCATCAACTAGTCTCACAGTTAACTGTGAACAGCCAGCAATATCGTAACTAACACGAATTTCTGTTACAGCCTGAGCAAAATCAACTCTCTGTTTAGAATCCCACTGTTCAATGAAAAAAACAGATGTATCTATCATTATGGTTTTGGCAGCCCTTTTTCCGTCACAACCCAACCGTATTGGGCTCCTGCGCCTTGGGAATCAAGAGTGTCTTTTGCTACAGCCTCAGATACTTCCGTAGATGGAGGAACTTTAACTTTATCTGTTTCTTTTTTCTTGATGCATTTATCTGGGTTTGCTTTGCGAAATTTTGGTTTATTGCATTTTTTAGGAGGCATAACTTTAGGTAAGGGCGGAATCTGAACAACATTAATTTTTGGATTACGATTCTCAACCAAACTAAAAGTAACATTCGCTTGAGAGATTTGGTTGCTTTTATTTCGCCTAACGGATTCAAGACTCATATCAACAATATTGAAAAACAATCCTTTAGTTCGAACTTCTGGTGTCTGATTTCTAAAGGTATGAGGGCTGTTTGTCAACAAATCAAAATTCACCAAAGAAACAACACGATTCCCACTAGCAGCAAACTTTCTCAATAAAACAAGTGATTCATCAATACTCGTTGCCAAACCGTCACCGGGTTGAGCCAAAATAAAACTGAAATCAACAGTCATAAGACGATGCGATTTGAAAGCCACAATAGGAGTAGTCCCCGGACGCTCAATCTGAGCCATTTCGTCCGACAAATTTCCGTACCTTACCTGAATCGGATTGTAGGGCAATTGAAAATCTTCTGTTGATTCAGAAGATTGAGATGGATGCAAACGAATAATTAAGGGGGTCACATTAGATACGGCGTCATTATCAAGAAGCGCTTTAGCGTTTGTTGAAGAAGGGTCAAACCTAACCCATGCTGTTACTGTTGTTGCCATAACTACCTTCTACCTGACCCCGCTATTGAACTGCCTCTCTCCTCGGCATCTCTAATACTCCTATCAACCGCTTCTTGAATTTGTCGCACAATACTCCTATCCAAAACACCCGAAACATTCACAGTCACATTATTGCTTCTAAATCCAGGGTTCGTATTAGGCATAGAACCATAAGGCGAACTCCAAGTTGATGCCATCCCCGGATTGAGAAGTTCTTGAGTCCTACCAGTCCGACCAGTAATCATTGAATTAGCAATATTCGCTATTTTTTCTGGGTCGCCGTCAGCAATGTTACTAATTTTTTCAAAAATTTGGTCTGGTGTAAGGTTCTTCATTCCTGATTCGCCACCCAACAAGTCCGCCAACTGCTGTTTATCCATCATCCCAATCAACGATGCCGGGTCAAGTAATCCTTTAGCCATTTCAACTAGTTTGTCTTTATCTTCTTGAGAAAGAGTGCCGAGTGCGCTACCTGTTTCAACTTGCTTCATAATTGAGGAATAGGCATTAGCCAAACCGCCAAGTTCACCATATTTAGCAACACTGAAATTAACTTGTTTTTCAAGGAAGTTCATCATGCTTTCCTCGCTTGTTTTCCCACCCAAAAGTTCTTGTTGCGACGCATTAAGTGCAGATGCTGTTTCTTTTCTCTTGCGGAAAGTATCGAACTTTCCTAAAACACCAGTAAGTGCTTGACCTCCTAGCCCTGCCCAAGATGCTTTCATAATGTTGGCTTGTTCTTGGGCGGTTTTGCCTACAAGTTTCAGTATGTCTCTGTATGTTAAAAGTTTTCTTTGTGGGTCAATGCCTGCTTCTTCTGTCAACTTGTTCAACGCATCACTACTCAAACCGAAAGCACGCTCTGCTAAACCCGCATTTGCATCAAAAGTTTTAATGCGCTCAGTTAGGTCACGAATTGTTGGACCTTGTTCTTTTATTTTTTTGTTATAAAAATCAATATCTCCAGCGGCACCAGCGGCGATAGTGTCATTCAATCCAGCGAGTTGAGCCCGCAAACCTTCGACATCACCAGCGGCAAACATTTTGTCTGTCTCTTCAAGGATTCCACCAACAACACTTTTTGCTGCCTTGCGAGCATCATCTCTAGCCTGACCAGCCTTCATGTATCCTTTTATTCCACCGACAACAGCACCAATTGCGGCACCGACACCAGTACCGATAACGGGAACAAAACTTCCTATAGTGGCACCAATCGCAGCACCAGTAGCAACACCTGCTAAACCAGATGTTGCTTTTGACCTAATTGAGTCGTCTTTAAATCTTCCACCAATAATGTCTCCCGCCTTGTAAGCGCCATAACCAATTGCGCCAACACCAGCAAGACCACCAGTGCCAAGCGCACCTTTGCCAAGAGACAGTTTTCCTGCACCAAGCATTGAAGCCATAGCAGTCATATTCATAACATTTCCAGCACCACTTACAACCCCTCCTGCAGTGCCTCCAATTTGCCCGCCAGCATAATTAGCAGCCATCCCCCCGCCCATCATGAGTAGATTTCCGCCACCAATAGCGTTCATAAATGTCTTGCCTCGACCCATGGCATATTTACCTTGTCTACCGAGAGCAGTAGCACCAGCAAGACCAGCCTGAAGCACCGTTCCGCCAGCACGAAAACGATTTGTTGCTGCGTTACTTGCGCGACTAATGAATCCCATCTTCCCTAAACCGGGAGTGCCTTTACCTCCAGCACTCATCCCTGCATAAGGTCCGCCCATCATTCCTGCGCCACCAACAGGAGACCCATTCACATAAACATTGTTCGCTCGAACACTCATGTCCTTACCGAACATGCCACCGAACACTTTGAAGAATCGACTAAACAGAACCAAAGAACCATAAAGAATAGGTACGACAGCCAAAGCCTTACCTAAACCGCCAGGAATATTTCCAAACAAACTCATCAAACTGTTACTAATTTTTGTCCAAATAGAAAAAACTTTTTCCGTAATTTTTAGAAAAACCACAATTAAAGGCATCACCATAAAAAATGCTTTTTTCAACATATTCCCGTAATCACCAATAGCGCCAATCACCCCAACAAGAGCGTCAGCCAGTTCCCTGAGAGCAGGACCATTACCTTCCACCAAGTCAGAAAGAACATGCATACCGCCACTAAATTTGTCAGCAAGACCGTCAAACACAGGACCAAAAAAATTGTCAATCAAACCTTGACCGGCATCTTTAAATTGTCGAGCCCAGTCCTGAAGTTTTTCAAACCTTCTACCCATTGCATCAACATATTCGCCAAGTTTTTCAAAAATACCCGGAGTTGTTCCTAGATAGCGGTTCATTAAATTAACAAATTTTTGAGATGCTTTATCAACCATATTTACAACATCAGCAAGGAAACTCTCTGTTCCAAACTGTACCAACATCGGCGAAATTTGAAGAATCGTTCTTTGAATAATCGTCTGAATTTTTTGCAAAGCATCACCTGCGGGTTGCAAAAACTGTTCACCAAGGTCACCCAACAGACCTTTGATTTCACTCACAGCCTGCTTGAAACGACCCATTAAAGTATTGTTTAACGCATCGAGTTGACCCGCATATTTCTTTTGGAATGTTTCACCCAAAGTACCTTCAGCAGCCGCTTTAAAAAACTCGTCCGAAGTTTTAACACCCAAAGCCTGAGCCTCTTTAATAATTTTTTCAAAATCAGGACCCAACTCTTTAGCAATATCCCCCGCGCCACCAAGCCCTTTCTTTTGAACAGTAGCCAAAAATTCTGCAAGTTTCTCTGAGCCCTTGCCTATATCCCCACCAGTACCAGCAACAATGTTCATCAAACCTTCAAAAGCCGCAATAGTAGAATTAGTAACAGGAGACTGCTTACTTAATGTACCGAAAGCCTTACTTAAAGATTCTGAACCGACAACAGCAAGCGTCGAACTATCAACAAACATTTTCATCGCTTGCGAAGCGGCAACAAACCTGTCTGCAGTATTTGCGGCACCCTCCGTATACATGGGGGCAAACTGAACTGATTGGAACTCTCTTTGAGCGGCAATCAAAGTGGTTATCGCTACAGCCGCGCCAGCCGTGCTGTAAGCCAAAGAACTCATAGCGGCTTGATACAATTTCACGAAACCAGCACCGCTATTAAATAGAAAAGTGATACTAGCCATACCTGCAGCGAGAAGCGGAATTTCCAACACCGACAGTTTGTTGACTAAACCAATCATGCCACCGAAAGCGCTGATTAGACCACCCAAATCTCTACGCAAACTAAAAACAGATTTTCTAAAACCAGAAAAACGACTTTGCGCATTGGCAAGATTTCTTCCAAGATTACGCAAAGAATTACCGACAACATCATTGTCGCGCTTAAGTTTTTTGTTCTCTTTCGTTACCTGTTTAAGGCGTTTAGTGTGACGCTCGTATTCGTCGTTTAATTCACTGTTCTGTTTCGTTAGGCGCTCAAGGGCTTTGCGGGTAGCCTCAATAGTGGCAACATCAGAGTTGACCTCTATATTTATTACTACACGCTCTCGTGCCATTCCAAATCTCCGTTGTTAAACGGATATTGAGCGCTCCAGCAGACCTAGCGTCGTGATTGACGCTTCGCTTCCGCTTCCTGTTTTTCTCTATCCTGTTCTATAACTTTAGCACAGGCAAGACGAATGAGCCATTCGCTCATATCGCTGTCAAGCAATTTAACTGGGTCGCAGTGGAAGAGGTCTCCGAGTCGTGCCGCAATAACTATGCGGTCATCGTCTATTAATTCTCTGAAGACCTCTTCGTGGGGTCCACGGCATCAACCGAATCCCCATAACCAGATGCTTCAATAATTGCGACAGCCGCTGCTTCAATATGTGGCTCCAAACCAAAAAATGCTTGGACACAATCAGGATGTGGGCGTGTCGTATTAGTCATTTGCATAATTTCAGGAGAAGCAAAAGTTAGTTCAATACCCATATCGTTCGTAACAACGACATCATTCATCACAAGACCAGTGCATGTAGCCGCAATGACATTACAAGAAAATTTTAAGGTGTCAAGACCTTTCTTTGAATCATCGCCAGCATTTTTACGCCACGCACGCAACTGTGTTTGAGTGATGTTTGGCGAAACACGCACCATGACACCCGGTCGCTCAGGGACAGAAATATAAATTTCTTCACGCTGAACCTTCTTTTGGATAACGGACTTTAACTGATTTAATACATTTAAATCATCCGCACCCGAAGTATCGGTTTCGCTATTTACTTGATATTTGAAGTCGTCTGTTGTGCTCATAGGGCAAACACTAACACAAGGTCAACCTATAAAAAGCAACCCCCGAAGGGTTAAAACCCTAAATGTTTAGGGGATTAGGCTTCAGAAGCAAGCGGTGTGCGTGCTACAGAAACGGTTGAGATACTGAAAGTCATCGCAAAAGTCGCTGGAGTACCCGAAGTTGCATCGCCATCAGGCTCAGTCAAACCAACAAGGAGAGCGTTTGTGTAAGACCTGTCAGCACCCGGAATTGCAATATCGCAATCAAAAACATGCACATCAATGTTGTATCGAACACGACCAACAACTTGACGCAACTGCTGAAGACGGCTCAAAAAGTCCGCATCCGAAGAAACATAACCAGTCAAAGTCACATCGCCAATTTCCGAAGGTGCGCAAAGCGTCTCAGGGAAGATGTCTCCACCATGATAAACCTTCTCAACAGAGGCTGTGATTTCGCCTCCGCTCACCTGTGTGAAATAGTCAGGGAATGTAGGAAGACTCCCGTTAGCGTCGCTAGGGGTAATCTTCGCGACTACTTGACGCTGAGTTGCGAGGTTCTTAAAAAGAACTGGGCGTGCCATTTATTCCTCCGTTATGCCAAAGCAGTTGTTAGATTTGACTTGATTAAATCAACTTCAATCTTGTCACCGACGCTTGATACCCGAACACCGACACGGCATTTAACCAAGCCAGCCTCAAGTTGCGACAGAGGGTTGATTGAAGCATCACACTTGACGGTGTAACCGTAGTCAATTCGACGACCATCAGCAGTGAAACCTTCATAGAGACCACCGTTAATGCGAATCGGTTCAAGAACTGCTTGAACTGCGTTAATGATTGACGCAAACAATGTTTGACGACCATCAATTGACGAAAATACAAGGTCTTCAAGACGCTTCTCGGCCTCAACAGCAACATAGTTGATTGTGTCACGGGCAGTAATAAAACGCCACTGTTCAACAACCGACGAGTGCGAACGAGCACCATAGATTCGGACGCGACCATTGATTACACGGATTGGGTTAACCAATGCCGCTTCCATAAGGTCGCCTTCTGAACGGCTAACCGGAATACTTACACCAGAAACAAATTGTGCTTCTGAATTCAAACCAGCGAATGGACGCCATGGACCTACAGCGTTGTGTGCACGAGCACGAGCGCCCGCAACATAACCTTCAGGTGGAATTGAAACGCTCACCGAACCATTAGGGATAACAACCCAAGGATGGTAGAAAGCCATGAACTCATGACCGTCTGTGCTTGTGTATGCTTCCGAAGCGGAACGAGCGCTGGAAAGACTTGCGCTTGAAGCGAAACCGCACAAAGCAATACGGTTGTTGCTTGATGCATGGTCTTTCAATGCGTTGTAAATTGTTGCGTCACCGCTACCTGTCGCAAGACCTGGGATAGCAACACAACCCGCACCAAGGTCTTCGGCAAACATTGAAAGAGCCGATGTGAAGTCGGCTGTTGCAATTGTGCCATCTGTGCCACCAGAGAAATCTGTTGAGGCAAGAGCGGCGAGGTCATCTGTTCCATCAGCACCTGCTGTCAATGCGGCTGTGCAATAGTTTGAAAGAGTTGCAGAAGTGTTCACTGCTGAAACTGCTTCGTTCAAGTTTGCAAATGAAGCGGAATAAAGTTCCACACCTGAGTAGCCGATTGTGAGAGTGAAGCCACCCGCGACTGATACAACAGTTGCGCTGAGGTCATTGCCCCAAGCCCCTCGACCTACTGCGGTCAAGGTGATGCCTGGGTCAGAGACGCCAACAAGCAAATCAATATCTGCTTTTACAGCATCGCTGTCTACCGCACGAGCGACATAGGCGCTAACTCCGCCTTCTTCAAAAAATGTTTTAAGCGAGTACCAAGTGTAGTGACCTGTTACATGACCACCGAACTTTGTCTCGTAATCCTCAAGCGATGTAACTAGTACTGCTTGACTGTCGATTCCTCGCTGTGCTTGACCAACAACAAAGAAGGTGGCGGCTGGTGCCGCCCCCGTGTTGATAGCGCCTGTGCGAACTGCTGTGGAAATTGTTACTCCGGGCATCCGGCGTCCTCCGTCGTTTTAATGCAACTCAGGAAATATTGCTTACAGCGAGTATACATTAGTTAGATGTTCTCAACTGAAACGCTGTCAATATTGTCTGAAATTTGCGAACTATCCAAAATTAGACTGTCAAGTAAATCGTCAGTATTTTTGGATTCTGACGCAACCTGAATTTCATTGATTTCACTTATATTTTCTTCAACCTCTTGCGTTTGGGCAACAGGAAGACTTTGGGAGATAACGCTCTCTTGGCGTTCCGAGGCTTTTGTTCGGGTTTTCCCATTTTTTTTTGCGCTTTTCTTGGATACGCCAGCCATAACCATAACATGACCGATTTCAATAAGATTCTGCACAACAGGGTTATCGTCAACCCAAGCCATTTTGTGCGAATCAAGCAAATGCCCTTCTTCAGTCAAAGCGACAAAACCATCGGTTTGATTCCAAACGCGCACCATTCCCTCTTCGCCTTCAAAAAGTTTGTCGGTAATTACACGCATTTGCTATTCCCCACGAAGATTGACAGTTTCTGTCTCTACTTCTAATGAATCACTGATTTGGTCTCGGTACATTATTTCGTTCAACATTAAATCATAGCCTAAATACGCACCAGCCAATACTCTGTCACCTTTTATTAAAGTAAGGTCAGAAAATTCTTCAGTTATAGAAGACTCATCAATATAGGCATCACAGCCATAAACCTCATCGTGGCGATTCAAAGAAGGTCTATCAAGCAAAGCCGCCCGCACAACCGTCGTAAGACGGTCACGCATCAAAGTGACCCCCTCAGAACCTTCGGTTTTTGCCCAAATATATGTCCTCATGTTGTAATTTGCTCGATACATCGGGTCACCAGCAACGCCGAGCATTAATCTTTCAAAATTGTTAGTAGAAATAGCAACAGTAATAATTGTCGGCCAATGGTCAAGAGCGATTGGTTCGTAAGTCAGAAAAAATTCTGGTG